AGAATCAAGACCGGGTTGGGTGTCTGGTAAGCATCTCTCTCGTTCACAACTAGCCATGCTACTCACTCTAGTGTACAAGCAATAGAAGCTATCGAACACTTATAAACCCTTCAATTAAATTTTAAAACATTTAAATATTGGATTAACCTATCTAATATTAGGGATACGAGTGGCTAAGAAGAAGCTCATTAAGGTGATCGATGATAGTCTCTGGCGACAAATGAAGGCAATCAGTTACTTGCGTGACCGAAAAATTGAGGACATAGTTGAAGAAGCTTTTCGAGAGTATATCATCAATCATCGTAAACAATATAATGCCCTCTTGAAGGCAGGTGTTGAGGATGAAGGACCAGAACCGAACCAATAAGAATCTTCTCATCCGTCTAACGGCTAAAGAATATTCGGACTTCTGGTATATTGGAGAATTATTGAGCCTCTCCAAGAAGAAAGATATTTTCTTGGGAATGATGGAATTTGTCAAGAAGTTTAAAGAGAGAAATGAATGATCCTTGGACTAGACAGAGACTGAAGAAAATCTTCATTTCCCTATTCCCGGATCCACATCACTCGCCCAGATACCAGAAGGTCAAGAAGAAGGATCCTTTCCTCTATGACATGATCATGCACAGGTTCAATGGTTACAGAGCCTTCTTGAAGGCGATTAAGCGGCCAATGCCTCCGACTTCAGCTAAGGAACGGGCCTTCATCAAGTATTCCTCGAACGTGTCTAAACGGTATTATGTCAATTGCTGGTCCGCCCTAGAGGAATACACCTTCGCCGCCTTAGTCCTCCTCAATGAAGAGAATAATTTCATTCACAATTGCCCATTCCCCTCTCCTAAAGGATCCTTTTATCAACTAGACTTCTTTGACTTCGATCGAATGCTCCTAATTGAGGTAGATGGTATATTTCATACGGCTATTCCGGGACAGAAGGAGAGGGATGCTGAACGGGATAAATACATCAGTTCATTTGGTATTCGAATCCTACGTCTCGATTCGAATGATTTTAAAGACCTTAGTGATTTACCTCGTCTAATAGACCAATTCATTTGGAGTAAAGACGAGGTATGAGAGACAAGTACATCCTAGAAAAATGTATCATCCTCAAGGTGCTTAAGGACCATCCTTACATCACTCGTTACCAGATCAGGAAGAAGATGTCAGCCCTTCAATTCGACTTCCCCTTAGGACACTTCTATTCTCTCATAGCCGAATTGAAGAGGAAGAATCTCATATCCTCAAGTTTAGAAAAATTGCCTTGGTCTAGAACCAGACCGGGTTTAGGCCGTACAAGACCAGATCGTTTCCGACATCAATACTTCATAACGTCTGAAGGAATTAGGGAATTATTACAATTAGAATTCAAGATTCAAATAGCCCTGACAATAACCTTCGACGGCATAAGGGCCTAGATTGCCTGTCCCCGTTCTGCTCTGGCTGCTTGAGTCTCTTCTTCTATGTGTACCCGTTCTTCCCTTGAAGGTTGAGAGACTCTATCAATCTTGATGTGCCCGTCGTCTCGATGCAGAACAGGGTCTAACGGTCTCTGGTCGGAAGGTTTCATTAGCAACCAAGCCCAATGAGCTGCTTCTGTTCCTATCTTCAGCTTCCTTATCACCCATCGGCCTTTTAGGATCTTCCCATAGAAGAAGAATTCATGCAGGTCTTCCCTCTGAACCCCGAACTTAACCGGTCCTGTATCAATGATGTCCATTCTAGCAACTTCTAGGTAATGGGCCTCTTGAGGTTCCTTGTGCCTCGTTGGAAATCTTAATTCTCCTTCCCTAGTCAACCAAGGATGAGGGTGTTCGTACTTAGGCGTGACCTGAGTCTTTTCTTCGCCGGTCATGCGAGATTTAAAGGCGTCCCAAGCCGTTATTCCTCCCGGAACCGGTGGGTGAATAGTGACGCCTACTAATTTAGAATCGCTTATCTCCATCCTCAAATCCAAATGGTCTCGGATCTTAACCACTAAACCCTCGAAGAGGACACCGAATGTGCTCTTCTCGATCTTGACCCGTTCCTTCTCGTCTAGTTCCTCGTATTGGTCTATCAGATCAGACATTAGACTGGTCAAGGCTTCTGGATGCTTCTCGTCATACTCGACTACGAAGCTCTTGTGCATCTGAGGTTCTTCTTCACCCGGTTTTATTGGCACCTTCTTCCCAGTCGGATAATGCCTCTGAAGTACGAACTTAGGATCCTTAACACTAGGATGGAACTTGTAATATTTGTCTGGTAACGGTTCACCCGGTTTAGCCAGTCCCTCGTATTCAGGTAAGGTAGGACCTTCAGCCTTCTCGATATTAAAGAAGGTTTGGGCGCCATGTGGAACCTTAACCTCTTGCGGTTCCTCTAAAGGTTCGAATTCAAAGTCATACCCGTAGAAGATTTTAGCTCCCTTCCAATCCTCCATATCCAGATCCGTTAACCTGCTCCTCTTCCTACTCCTGTCAACCTCTTCCCTAGTCATCTCGAACATCCGGGTAAGGACAATGTCGCCATATTTGTAATTGTCATCGCAGAGGTTCATCTTCTTCTTGAGCATGCCTTCAAAGTGTTTCTCCTTCACTATCAATGTCTTAACCCCGGACCAGATAAGCATGCAGGAATGACGAGGTAGATACATTGAATTGGATTCTTCTTTCTCCATCCTCTTCCCCAGACTTTTTAGATCCTTACCCCTTCTTCCTTCCCAGACTTCAAGTTTAGCGTTTGCGGACCGTAGAGGAAGACCTGAAACGTCCGGCTTCTCCAAATAGGGTTTGTATCCTAATTTATCCCAGAAAGGAATGGCAGAAGGAACGGCACTGACGTGAATGGTTTTAACCCCACTCTCTCTAAGATCCGACTCAATTCTATTCACTAAATATCTTCCGTAACCTTTTCCTCTTTCCTTTTCAGGGACTTCCACGATGTCAATCACAGCTAAATCCTTATCATAAATGTCAACATCAGCCTTTCCTTTGCTGCCCTCAAGAGAGTAACTCCTTGTATTACCTTCTCTACTAACCGAAAATTTAGGACCATGAAGGCCAATTTCAAAATTTTCTCCTTCACCTATAAAGACATGTTTGCCATTAACCGTGATCCAATCCCCATCTTTGACTAGCCAAGACTGGTCTTCTCTAAACCCCTTAGTCACTTTCCTTCTCCGATAATCCTCAATGATCCCCTCAACATCCTCGTCCTTCATTTTCCCGGGTGGGGCATAAATGACCAAGTTGAAATTCTCATCTGAGACCATGATCGTCTCAATCTTCTCTTCGGTGAACCTCTCTATCTTCATGGTTTACCCCTCACCTTCTCAACCAGACCCCTAATGGCTTCATAACGATTGGGGCTGGCCTCTTTAAGGGCTTTTGGATCCACGACGTAGGCAGCGTAGGCATTAGCGATGTCTTCATCTATATCTTTCTTGGACTGTTCCGGGGTAAGAGAAAATGCGCTTGTATCTAAACCGTCAGTTTTTCGTGCCTTCTTAAAGTCCGTTTCGAATTCTTCATTCAATCCTTCTTCCCGAGCGTAATTGGTGTATTCATGCCCGAATTCATGCTCCATCGTCATTACGGCTTCAGGGGATGAATTAGAAATTTCTAAGGTGTTAGCCCATTTCTCACCGTCAAATTCCCTCCAATTCATTCCAAAATAGTCCTTCCCTTTGGTTAAGAGGACAGAAGAAAATCTATTCTTAATCTTGTTGTCCTCTAGTAAAAGGGCTGAACTGATCTTCTTCTTTTCTTCTTCGGGAAAGGCATCTGAATCCTGATTGTAAAGGTAAGTCTTCTCTCCGACTTTCTGCCTTGAACCAGACACCTTCTCATAATTGACTTCCCAATTCCCCTGCTCCTCATCCCCAATGAAGATGTGTCGTCCGTTAACCGTGACCCAATGTCCTCCATCCCCGCCTTCATCCTGTTTAGCAACCCGGTCTTTTTCAGTCAGAATTTTCCATTTTTCCTCGACAGTTCGTTCATCTTCTATGGTTAATTCAACCTCATATTTGGCCCCAGATTTGAGAACTGAGTTGAATTTTGAATCTAAGTAAATCTTCTTCTTCATCTCTTTATCCCGAGCCCCTCAATCTTGTCTCTTATTTTGGGATCGAGCGGCAAACCAGTTTGATATCTGCTATAGGCCTCAGCGAACCCTTCATCCGGATTTATTTGCGAATGCTCAGACGGGAAACTATCTTTTGCGTCATAGAAGAAAGTTCTCCAATCCGAAGACTGATCTTCGGTCAGATTTCTAACGAATACATTATGACCTACTTCGTGAGAAATGACGTGATTAGAAAAATTGTTCCAATCCTCACCTTCCAAAGTCTCTTTCGCCACGAACATGGAAGAAGAACCATCAATATCCCTCTTAAAGGTAGCGTCATATCCGGATAGACTCAACCTATCCCGGATATAAACCCTTTTGAAGTCTTTACGATCTTCCAAAGGTAGTCTAGATAAAGCTGCTCGAACTCGAGTCTCCTGAATAGGGTTGGACCCTTGAAATTCCATTTGATCTTTAATACCCACGCAGACATGAGTACCAGAAATCGTGATCCAATTTCCTCCGCCATCAACACACCAATCCCCAGCCTTATTAATTTCTCTCGGATGCAATTCTGAAGTCTGTTCCGCCAAACGATTGAGGACGTTCAGACTATCCGGTATATTCCTCTCGTGAACCCATTCCAGAACCTTGGGTTCATAGATTCCATAGGTATAAAGTTTCGTATCCTTAACCTCATACCTGTTTATTTCCGGTGACCAGACCCTTATTATATCCCCGACCTTCGCCTTGATCTCGGTATTGAAAGTCTTGCCGAGGTGAGCATAGACTTTCCCCTCGTGCTCCCGGACTTTAGTTGGAACCTTATCTAAGAGAACCTTACCGTCAGTTTCCGGGTATGGACCGGCGGCCACATGATAGTTGAATACTCCCTCAACGGGTTTGCCTTCTAAAGGACCCTTCTGGTGTTTGGGTTGTTCAATCTCAACTACTAGACAATCTACCTCCTTGAGGTTCTTGAGTTTTATCCAGCCTTTATTATGAATGTCCTTGACGTATGTGCTGGAAAGGAGTTTAATCATTGCCCCTTCTGATCCTTTCTTCCCTGCAACCTTCTTGACCGCGGTTAGAACCTCTTCTCTAGTCTTACAGATGAAAGCCTCTTCCCCGGCCTTGAACACCTTCAGGTGCTTGCATTCCGGAACCTTCTTTAAGTAGGATAACCGGACTGATAATGGCTCATCGGTAAGATCCTTATTTCCCCATCTGAGGACGTCAAAGATCCAAAATTCGGTCTGCTTGTCCTTCTCCTCGTCAAACCCCTTCCCGTTAACGTAACCTATGAAGCTGGTCCTATGAAGCACCTGCCCGTCAGCTACTAGAACTCCTTCCGTGTCTAGGATGGTCCCTTCCGGAATCTTCTTTATATCCTCCAGAGGCTCCTTGAACTTATGGGTCTTGTTGAGGCCTTCATCCTCAGAATAGATTTGCACCCCTGCATCATTATGGATCTGAAGCCTCATCCCATCTATCTTGATGTCAACTAGAACGGGAAGTTCAAATCCGGAAATGTCAAAGACTTCTTCTGGAGTAAAGATCCTCCATGCCGGCTTGTTGGGTTTAATAAAGGCCTTCTTGATGTCAATGAATTGGTCTATTAGATGAGGTGCCCAGAACCATTTGGCTCCTCTGCCATCAAGTTCCTTCACTACCTGTCCATACCGTTCTATTATGGCCTCACGTATTTCTGGTTTAGAATCGTAGAGGGTCCTAAGCCTAGCTATTTCAAAATAAAGAAACTTAATAGGCTTAGAAGAAAAGTCATTCATCAAGCATTCGCTCTTTTACAAACCTCTCAATCGAAGCTTCCATTCGTTCCTTACGTTGACTTCCCGATGCTTGGTGCTTCTCCCAAGCTTCCCTCATTATCTCTTTCTTCGTCCTAGGTTTCTGAGCCGAATATAATCCCTGCTTGATCTTCGTCAAACGGTCTATGTCGTCTTTGCTCCACGTTCCGGTGTGTAAACCTTCCCCAATGCTTGAACCACATTTAGGGCAATAGAGATGAGGTATGCCACCGGGACCAATAATCCTTCTTAGAGCAGGATGTCTTCCAGTCTGACATGCAAGAGGCTTGTCAAAAGCGCGAGGATGAAAGTCTATATCGTACCCCGGTCTTCGAGTTGAAGTTAGAAACCTAGGTCTCTTTATCACGCTGTTCGGATCCAGTCTCATCCTCTCACTTCTTTTTCGTTTTACCCTCTTCTGCAAACCTAAACCCTATCCGCTTAGCCGTGTCCTGATTGAGATTTGAAACCATGGGCCTAGAAATGATGGGCGGCTGAATCGGTTCATTTGGCTTCTCCAGATCTATGATCGGCGCCTCGACGAAAGATTTGATGGGTATGTCCATTATCCTAATCTTCTCAAGGTCAGGATCCTTGTTCCGAGCAGCTAATTGTGCCGTTGCTCCCATTGGGTCTCTTAGGACTGTTGCCCTCCAATATTCCTGTGGCACTTGGTACTTAGTGCCGTCTGGTCTAACGATCTCTTTCAGTTTAGACTTCCTTTGACTCTTCGAATAGGTTAGGTCTTTCACTTCCGTCATTCTTTCTTTCCTCCTTATTTGTTCCTTTGATACGATGCGGACATACTCCATAAAAACCCTTAGCACAATTGCAATTGAAACAGAGAACTTGGTAACCTTCCGGATATTTCATTCTCCTTAATTTCACATACAATTGCATGCCGCCTAAATGATGCCCGTATTTATTTCTAGGTTCATCTCCATGACCATTAACATGATCTAATGAGAGGAACATAATTTCTGACTCCCCACAACAGGCGCAGACCATTTTTCCTCGAGAGTAATGCCTGAAACAATCCAATTTTGTTTCAAACCGAACACGTCGATAATAACCATTGATCCTGTCTCTATTCCGATCTCTATAAGTTTGATTTCGTTTTCTGTGTTCTTCTTTGGTTTCCATTTTACAACTCCATTAGAATATCCCATAAACAGCGGCAACGAATATGCCTCGGCATCTTGGGTAGAAATCCGTAGGACCTGTAAACCCGTCCGACGTGGTCTAAGCAATCCTCACAGATCTTGTCGTCCTCTACTCCTACCCAGACGAGCTTCTCGAACCCTGCCTCTTTGAAATTCCCGAGTAAGGCACCATTGTACACTCGGAAAGAAAAATCATTAGATAAATCTTCAAGTCTTAGTAAAATCCCTTCATCGCTTAACCAAAAGGACATTAGATTTTCCTCCCATCTTCTCTCAATTCTATCCGTTTAATCCAATTGCAATTGGCACAGAAAATCTGATATTCGCTAAGATGCCTCAAAACCCTTTTGTAAAATTTAAGTTGATTACCCCACTTCCTTCTTTCTTGAGAACCATTATTCAATTTGTGATCAATATGAAAACAACGAGTATCTGAGCAACCACCCGGAACTAAACAAGCAGGATTAGAACATTTGCCGCCCAAAAGAAGTATACACTGTTTTCGTAATCGTTGATGCTTCTCTCTTCTCCCCCTTCTAATTTGTTCTCTTCTATCTTTAGGTATTAACCATTTTTTCTTATGAGTTTGATAGTAATCCTTGTGGTATTTTTTCTCTTCCTGCCTATTCATTATAATCTTCTCCAGTAAGTCTTAAAAGTAAAGTCCCCAGCCAGATCCTCTAGGCGAAGGAGTATCCCCTCGTCGCTCGTCCAGAAATTCCCTTCAGACAAGCATCATTTCCTCCATTAAGGGGACGATAGATCCACTCCCTTTTACGGGACTTTCTTCTGTTCCCCAAGTGCTATGCGCTGGTTCTGGACTAACATATTTTCTAACATAAACATCATCCACATATGCCGTACCATCATAAGAGGCAAAGCTTACATAGACGGTTCTGTAAGCTGGTGCGGCTGTTTTTGTTAGCTTTACTACTCCAGCTTTCAACAGAGTAACCGTAGCATTACCAGAAGCTGGACAATATATTTCACTCTTATAGTAATTTGTTAAGTCTTGGGTTTCAACAACTTCACTAAATACAGCATTTAACGCGACTTGAAGTTTCCCAATTACCCAAAGCACTCTTCCAGCATCCTTATCTCTCCAAGTGGCTGGAATGTCATTATTCATATTCAAGACTCGTTTGCCACTTGTAGCCGCACGAATTAATGCACTTGAAGCATATCCATCACCATAAGAGTTCTTTGTGTTGATTAGCTCTGTTTCAGTAGTACCCATCACAATCTTCAATGCACCACTCTCAATTGAGAAATTTGTCTGCTTGGTTGATTGCCATTTGTTAGTCCAATCTATATTAGCCGCAAGAAAGTCATCAAAGAACCTAAATGTAGCTTCTCCTTGAGCTAAGACAGTTGCAAGATAAGGATAAGTAGCATCCGCTTTACCGTAATAAACATAAATCGTTACTGGGTCTGTACTTAAGTCGTCTGCAACTTCAACCCAGAAGACAGCATTATCGCTATTAACCTTGCTTTCCATCCAACAGTCAAGCAAAGTATTCCCATCATTATCTGTGAATCTTATGTCTCCAAAGTCTGTTCTGCAATGGGCTACTCCGCCAACAGTACAATAGACATCGTCATCACCATCAGCACCAGCACCGTAATGAACCGTTATCTGCTTCTGATAATTAGTTCCAGCACCAGCACTTGCTGTAATAACGTGACTTTTACGATAGCCCCAGCCGGTCATCCAAGTCATTGTTTACCACTAATAGAAATAAATCCTTACTCCCCAAGCAACGTCTTCAAGGCTAAGATTGTTCCCGTCACAGGCTATGTTCTCTAACCGGGCGTAAAAAGTCCCATTCCCGGTTATTTCGGTCTTGACATCGTTGTCTCCAATCATAATGTCCCCGCCCCGGTCTGCACCATTCGCCACCAGAACAGCCCATGAATTGTCTGCAATGTCTATAGCCGTGACCAATGAACCATAAGCAACATCAGCATCAACTTTTAGGGCGGTTGCTCCATTCACAGCATTGTTGGCAGTGCTTGTGTCCCGAATAACCGCTATCTTAAGCAGGGCGACAACACGAACTAAAGTTGCTCCAACAGGTATTCCGGCCACGGTTAAAGCGGACAGAGCATAATCGGCAGTTGCTACTGTCGTCAAAATGACCTGCGCCGTATTATCCGCCCAGAAATCCATGTGAGTTATTTTCCTCTCAATCTTCGTCTCGGTAGCAGAATGAGCGGCGGTTATGGCTGCTTCTACGGCGGATTCGTCTGCGGGATCTGAAGGTAAATTCCCTGTTTTGGCGATGATGGTGTCTTGTTTAGCCTCAGTTGCTATTCCAGAAAATAGAAGATCAGTTTTCGCCTTAATAGCGGCGACTTCAGAATCCACATAGTCGTCAATGACATCAATCGCGTCTTTTATTACTTTCAAGGTCTCGTTTGTCCAGCCTGTTCCCTTTATTGCGGTCAAAGTGGCTTCAAGTGCCGAACCACTCGGTACAGAAGTAAGAGTTCGAGCAACATATTCCCAAACTTCTTCGGCTGAAGCACCTGACCCTAACGAAATAGCGTCAATAGCATCCTTCAGGGCTTCCAATCCGTAAGTTGCATTTTGAATTTCTGAAAGAAGTGTAGTCAAATCCGTATTAGTGATATAGACTTTTCCATCTGCATCTACTTTGACCTTTACCCAGTTGGTACCGTCCCAACCGTAAATACTTCTTGCCGGTAACGCTTTCTCGCTCATCTTGTACTTAACACCCCTGAACTTGAAACAGCAACCTTCCTATATTCGGTGCCGTCATGAGCACGAATGGCCCATTTACTCAGTGCTTTCTCCGTCATTCTTCTTCGTCTCCTTTAGAGAATCCCTTAGGATCCTATCGAAATCGTTTAGGCTATTCTCCTTGTAAGCATTGATTCTCCTCAATTCCTCCGGTGATAGGACCGCCGTCTTCCTCGTCCTTCTCTGGGAATGCTCTATCGCCCGTTTGATCAATTCCTCGTAAGATGAGTCCAGCGTCCCCTTCGCCTTAATGAGGGCCTCGTGTATGACCTTCTCCTTGTTCTCCCCTTTGCCGACTTCTTCCTGCGCCCATTTGATTATCAGTTTGAACGCCTTAAATAGTGTTTCCTCTACCATCACAACCCCGAATGGTGCCCGTGCCTGAACTAGACTTTTCTGCTCAAGCCCCAGTGGACTTGGTTCTATAGCTTCCAACATTTCCCCAGATGCGGTTGAGGACATAGGTTCTTCAGGAATCTCTAGAGTCTTGGGCCTGACCTGTTCGAATCGCATCCTCAGGTTGTCAAATTTCTCGGCTAAACTCTCTTGACCGATATTGTCTAAGTAGGTCGAAAGTTCAATCAATATTTCCGGTTCGAATGCTCTTCGGAATCCTAGGACTATCTTCTTCTTCCCAGCCTTGAAGTCCTTTCTATTGAAACCTTTCTTCCCCTCTAATTTCTCTTCCACGTAGTCCAAGGCGACGTCAAGCAGATTAGCCACGGCATAGTTGAGGTTAACTGCTGAAGTCCTAGTCTCAGCGACTTCATGCATGTTCATCATTACGTAGACTTCATCCTTGTCGTTGTTGAGAGCATAGACTCTATCAAAGATCCTGATCTGGCTCATCGAGTACCAAGAGATTGGAAGTCTGACGGCATATTCGGTTGGCTTACGAAGTTCTAATCTTTCTCCACCTGTACGGGTTGGTTCTCCACCCTGCCAAAATTCAGGTTTGCCTTCCATAGAACGAGGAGCTTCACCCGCCCTAGAAGGTTCTTGAACCCTAGGTATATTCGCTTTTCCGGTGACAATCAATTCTCTTCCGGGTCCTAAGCTTACATCGAACCCAGCCTGAGCCCAAGTCATGGCGGTAGCAGCCTTAGTGTGTTCGGTCTGAGAGTCCCTTAATTGGTCCCTTCCCTCTATCGGATTGAAGATGAACAACCAGTCGGTTATCCCGAACTTGGGGAGTAGGTCGTCGTTAAATAGATCTGCAAATCCAGCCTGATGCTCCTGAGTCGTCCTGTTCTGAACATCGATCTTGAGTTTTATCCCTCCTCCGGCCACGTCCGTCGTGCTCACGAATTCAGGTGTAACCCCGTATATTCCGGCAATGGCCTCCATGTAAAGCCTGTAGAATTCGATTGACTGCATCGCCTTCATGTCTTCCATGATAGGAATCCTGATCGGTTGCTGGTCCTTCTTGAGACCGAGCATTAGGGTCCTTATCTTCTTAGAAGACTTGTACCTTCCACTCTGGATGTCTTTAGCGTCAAGGGCCTTGATTTCCTCTTCTATGGCCTTCTTCTTCTCGTCGACTTCTAACTGGTCCTCTCCCGGAAATCCTATGATGCTTCCAACCTTTCCGGTGCTGTAGACTTCCCAATTATAGTCGTCCATGGCTAAGACCGTTTGAACTAGCTTCCATACGCTTACGATCTTAGAATTCCCAAAGAGGGCAGGTGCTACTCTGGAACTGGACCCATGAATAAGTTCGTTCTTGGTGAACCTTGCCGTCACCATCCCGCCTATTTCCTGAACGTAGGCCGTCTGTTCCATTACTTCCCCACAGAGAGGACAGATTATAGCCTTTTGTCGGTCTGCTAGACTCATGTCTTGTCTGATAGCAACTACCGGCTGATCCCCAGGCTGTTTGTCATAACATTCAGAACAGAACCATTCGTAACCGCCTAGGTGTCCAAATTCGTCTGCCACTGGGAAGATGAACCTTGCATCCTCAACGAATATTTCTTTAGGGACCTTCTCGTAGACTACCTTCTTCTCCTGAACGACCACCTTGCCGCCTTCAGTCTTAGGAACCCGCTTGAAGGACATGCCCCAGTACCAATCGTCTAAGGACAAGTCGTAGAATATAGATGACTTAACAAAGTCATCGAAATGGTAGTCCCCATTCGGTCTCTTAAGAAGACGTTCTAGAATCCTAGCCTGATCTTCAGATGGCTGTCTTAATTCTGCACCGCACCCGTTAGCCTCGCACTTCGGTTTTTCTCCTTCCTTCAATTGATTCTCATTCGGAGTGTGGTCATACGTCTTGCCACATTTGTCACACTTCCACTTAAAGGCCGGTTTGATCGTCCAACGGTTCCTTATGCATTCCTGAATGATCGCCCGGAATGCCCGTCTGAGCGGCCATGAAGTAGTGGCTACCTCAAACAGATTGATGTAATCATAAACAGGGTATCTGATCTGAGGTTCTGGTTCAAAGACAAAAGTTGGCTGGACTGGAGTGGTCTTCTCCAGCTTTACGCCGACTAATCTTCCTAGAACCGCTAATGCCTTCTCCCTCCTAGAAAAAGAGGGTATCTTCGGCTGGTTCTTCGCTATTTTTGCTCTTGGCATCTAATCACTTCGGGTTAAAAGGTCTTGGCTGCTCATCATCATCGTCGGTCTTATCATCTGCCTCTCCCGCCTCTTCTTCTAGAGTATCCTTGCAAGAGATGCAGTACCAACGTTGAACATGAGCTTCTCCACCCGTGGGCAATTCGTCTAGAATGCCGACTGGAAAGAGGACATCAACCTTTTCTCCGCATGAGTCACACTTTCCATTCAGCAAGCCCATTGCTATTTCTCCCTCTTGTCTTGCTCTGGAGAACCGCCGAATTTGGCTAGTAATAGTTTCTCCTGTTCCTTCTTGAAGTCTTCCATCTTCTTCTTGCAGGTCTCGAACGTCTCGTTCTTGTCGTATATGTACTGGAAGAAATGGTTGTCCAAGAATTCATAGATTCTAGTTATGGGGACAAAGAACCCCATGTGGGTTATAGGATCAGCACTGAAGCCGGACATGGAGATGCTTATTCGGGCAGGCATGCCTAGAAATTCATACTTGTCTCTTTCCTCACTATACCTGAATAGGGATCCTCCGGAATTGCCGAAAATGATCTGGGCGCTGCTCATCCAGTATTCGACACCATTCTCAAGGATTTCATTCATGAAGTTTATGATGCCCTTAGTGGCTATAGGTTCGTGGGCTAATGCTGCACCGCACGCCCATACCTCGTCAAAGACATGAACTTCATCTTCCCGATTCTTCGGGAATAAGGTTGCTACAGGTTGGGTCTTAGACGTCTTTTTGAATTCTAAGAGAGCAATGTCACCATCTTCGTCATAAGCGACTATATCAGCCTTGCAGGATCCAGCTATGCCCATGCATCTGGACATTTTCTCGTAATAGAAGAATTCTATCTCTACCGGTATTCTAATCTCCTTCTTGATGTCATATCCGACCCTATGATCGAATTTCTTCTCGATCTTGATATTGTCGGCAATGACGTGATGGCAGGTCAAGACATAAGAGACGAATTCCCCTTTAGCGTTCACTTCAGAATAGACGATGGTCCCTGATCCCCAAGCCTTCTCTGTGTGTATCCGGACTGTCGGCCATAAAATTTCTGCGTGCTGCTTCGCTCTTTCCTCTTCACTATAACGAATAGGAGGCACATTAATCACCTAAGAAGATATAGGGTCCGGAAATATTTAAACGTGAACTCGCTTAATATTTTTAATAGAGTAGGCCATAAGATGGATAACCATATTAAAAAATGAAAAGAATAAATAAGAAAGTAAAACCGGGCGAGAGTAAATATTACTCTTTATCTTCCGCCATTTCGTACTTAACCCATTCATTAGACTTCTTCTTACAGAATTCTTTATCGGTCTCTTCAGATTCTTCTTTGACGATAGTGTGTAATCTTTCTCGCTTCTTTCTTAGGCATTCCTTTATTCTCTTAGCCCCGCTGCCCCAACCTACTCTAATATGTCTGCTGAGTTCATAAATCCCTATTCCGAATGCGACGAGATGAATAAGATTAGCAAAAACTATTTCATTAATCATCCTCATTCACCTCCCTTAAAATTCAACATAAGAAACGCCGGGGTGGAACGCTTTTTCCTTCAATGCATATACAGCCATCGCTAAACTACACGGGTAGTCGTCATGCCTTCCCTTGATATGAGGGGCTGAAAGTTTGAGGCTGAACCCGGTATATTTCCTCTCCAGATCCAACATCTGCTCGATGAATTTGGCCTTGTTCTTCTTCTGGTCGTCAGCCACTGTCTTGGGATAGAAGATTCTCTTATGAGCAAATTCCCGGTCCATTGCCTTGAATACCTCATCATTCCCCGACGCAGATGGATAATAAGAATCTAGTCTAGCCCACGGCCACAGTCTTTTCTTAAGCATGTCGTAAACGGGACGACCTAGACCGGCAATGTCAACTAATCCGTACCTGAGAGGGTCATACTGTTTCAACCATTCCACTATCGTTGGGACCTGATGGGTCTCAAAGTCTAGACCTTCCAATTCTAACCAGCCCAGTATATGGATAGACGCCCCGTCTAGTTCTATGACTGTAACGACTGTTGAATCCCCTGCTCTAGCCGGATCCACGGCAAAGAACCTTAACCTCTCCTTGAGACCTTGGTAGTCCTGCTCGAGAACGGCTAGGGTTTCCCAAGCGACGAACTTAAGAGCTACTCCTACCCACTCTAAACCGTACTGGGTCTTGAATTCTATTGAGTCTTCCCCTAGTTTATCTCTTTCCCTCTTTACATAACGGGAGTATGCTGGACAGACCTTAGCCGCTTCTTTCCAGTCTATCATCTCTACGAAGTCGGAAGTGGACTTGTTCAGTTTAGGATCCTTATTCCACTTCTCAATAGCCTCCCTGAAGTATTCATTCCTAAAGTAAGGTGAGGTTGTCCCGGTCATTATTCTTACTCCTCCCTTCGCTGCTCCCATAGGAAATATGTCCGTCTTAAGTTTGAGGGCGTCAACAATTTCTGACTGTTCAATTACCAAGAGGTTAAAGGTTTCACCAATGATCGAGGCTGATTCTCCAGCGGATAGAGACCTTATAGTTAATTCCTTGTTGTTGACCAGATTCAGAAGGGTAAAGGTTGCAGCGGTATATCCTTCTCCGGCAGTTTGAATTATATGGGCGTCCCTTTCCAACCAGTGTTTAATCATCTTGTACTTCTGTCTGACCCTGTTCCTCGTGACGTGGGTGATCATGCTTTCAACCGGGGCGAAGAGGCCACAACCGAAATCTTCTCCTAGAAACAGGTTATGGAAGGTCCCTAAGACTAAACTCGTGAAGGCAACGGTTTCAGTCTTCCCACTTTGTCGAGACCAGAGACTGCTAATCTCGTTTCCAATTATCCCTTCTGAAATGACATATTCTATCATCTTGTCAGAGAGAGGTAATTGGTAGGGTCTAAGAGTGGACTTGATCCTGAGACTTAAAATTTCTCTCCAATCCTTGCAACAGTCCATGACGTCAAAAATATTCTTGGCATTTCCAAGCTTAATCCTAATCCCTTCTATTTCGTTCAATCTTTCCAGATCCTTTCAATAAGATAGTGAAGACCGGTATGAATGAATATGCAGGCGGGAGTAGTGATGGTAGGAATCACAATTGAACCTGTGACTAGATAGACGATAAGGAATTCAGACCCAATAGATAAGATCCTATATGACAGGATTCTCTTGGACCTCTGTTTCAAGACCTGATTCCTTCTCTTCATCTGGAGGTAAAGTGTCTACGGCTTCTCTCAACCACGGAGACCAACCTTTCCTATTCATGGCCGTGCTCAACTCCCTCTCATTATAAGCCTGCTCCACTTCCCCAACCTTGAAGAACATGATCTGAAACATCTTATCAACTTCAAGATAGGGAGTCGGAACCGGTTGCCAAGCGAGGAAGATCAGTTTGCCACAGTAACCGGGATCAACAAGTTGGCTGTAAGAAGCTGCCCATCCCGCGATCGTGCTTCTCGATCTCATACAGACTAAACCAGCAACCTTATTCGACAGTTTAATGGTTTCCTTAGACACTAGTTTGTGAACGCCCCGAAATTGACTTTCACTCTCAGTAGTCAGATCATAACTTACCGGACCCAACCTTTCCTTTTCGAAGGGTTCAATCATGATATCACCAGATGCTATTAGGTCCAAAATCTGTTTGTCACTCAACAACTTCAACTTCACTCCAGCCTAAATACTTGCCCGTTAAAGTCATAAATTCCACTCTGTTCTTGAAATGGAGTTCATAACTATCCCTTCTTTTAACGATAAGAGTCGGTTTCTCCCACGGATCAATCATTGATTCCGGGACTTCTTCCTTATGAAATAATTCCTTCTTTTTACTCGGCACTTCTTCTCCACCTTGTCTCATAGATTAAACCTAAATCACTTTTGTTATGTCTGACTATTTCATAGGCTTCTTCCTTGTGCCCCTCAAGTCGCAGATTATAAGCCATGATGATGTCGGCCAGATTGAGATAGAAATCATTGAATACTCCCCACTCATTCACGGAACCAAAATCTCCTTTCCTGCAGGCCTGTTCCCAAAAGGCTAGATCCTGTTCTGCCACATCGAACTCCGCCTTCCGGAGTCTGCCGTCAAGAGTCTGAGCATGGTCATAGATGGAGAAATTGAAGTCGTGATCCACGACCTCTTGAGCCTTTACCCAATCCTTCTCATACAAGTGGAGGCTTCCATCAACATGGATATACCGTCCTAGATCCACTCCTAACCAGCCGGCCATTATCTCTTGGAACCATTGGAATTCTCCCGTATCATAAACGAATCCCCACCAAGCATCTTGGCTCCTCATATTAACGATCATGTCCAGTCGACTGTCCCGGAGAAGAAATTGAAAGGTTAAAGTGCATGGTAGGTCTTTAGTCTGATTATTCCAATCATACACGGGATTATGAATAACCACAACGGCTTGACGAGTGTTAGGATCCTTAGTCAGACGGTAAAGAGCTATCCTGAACTGGTCCATGGTTACGACACTCGGACCCTTAATCTCGAATCCGTTTCCGTCCCGTAGAACAGGTACCTTCCTAATCCTAGGACCGTACGCCCCGTCCATTAACCCGGTATTCGGATTGACAAAGTCGCTTACAGCCTTCGCATAGTGAACCAATCTTTCCGGGTTAGCCTCTCCCCTCAGAATCCAAAGGCCTTCTATGTAAGTGAAAATGCTGACATCCTTCCGATGAGGGTGACCGAACAACCTTCTCCTCGGATCCGTAACCTCTATACAAACCGGACTAAGTTCCTTCGTCTTCAAACCTCTAGGACCAACTTCTTTGCCTTCCCAGAGGATTTCTCTTAGGATGTCAGCATAGAGGCCCGGCACGTTATTCCCTTTGAAAATTTTCATCGTTTCATCTTCTCCTTTGAATGTCTTCCACAAGCGATATAATCCTTCACTAACTCATCATCATCTTGAACTTGAACCTGTTTTCCACTTCTAACCTTCCAGAAATTGAAAGGTAAAAGTTCTCGATAGTATGAACCATCATACTGTCTAAATCCCCTTAAGAGATTACAGAAAGTTTTGGGATTCGCCACAAAGTCCTCAGGAAGTTTCTTTAGTTTCTCAACCCCGGTCCAGTCACAGAAACCACAAACGAAATCCTTTACGTAATAGTATTCCCCGTTTTCACTATACTGAATTGTCTTCATGTCAATTTCTCCGTTATGAAACCTATTGCCCGTTTAAGCATCTGTCCCCGATTAAGATAGTCTGGTTGAAGAACTATCCATGGAAGTTTGGTTTTATCAGCAGCTAAAGAGTATCTCAGGTTGACTTCCGTATATTCCTTCAGGTCCTTGAGGTATTCTCCGGTTCTATTAGACCTCTTCATCGCCACTTCCGGTTTAGACACCCCTGTGATTATCAACCTGACGTTATCCCTTCCAATCTCTTTAAGGATCTCGTCTTCAACTTTGAGAACCTCTTCTGCCAACCATTCCGGGTAACCCCTCATAACCGGTCCATAAGCGAATTCGCCAAGATGGAACCTGTCGCAGATTATGACGGCATCAGGATCCTTCTCAAATATGACCTTGAAGATCTTGATTGCCCCATAATACTCTCCTCTGGCCATTGCCGCTTCTTGGAACATTTCCCAGCTTTTGGGGTATGAGAAATTGAATACATAGACGGTCCGAGAGAATGACCTCTTCAAGGAGTCTATTAAGGTGCTCTTTCCTGTACCATCTACCCCTTCGATTATGACTAACATTACCATCTTACTTCTCCTAACTCGTCTGGATAATCCCTGTCTTCCAGTTTCTCTTTGGGTTCACAGTCCAAACAGAGGAAATATTCATAACCGTTTTCGTCGAAATGAATCCTGAACGCCTGTTCAATCATTAGAACGTTAGACTCGATTTCGCCTTCTTTCCCACATGTTCGACATTTGACCTTTTCTTTCTTAGGCAATTTCATCAATCCTCTTCTTCATGAGTTTGAATTCAGCCATGTACTGAAGGACAGCCTGATAACCGAGCCTTAGGACGTAGGCTGGGTGAAATTTCGTGAACAACAGACACCCGTTCCACGTATATTCAGACCATCTCGCCGTATTTAAACTTTCTCTTATTCCGAACCAGTTAGAAGCGGTCCTCCCCAAGGCAATAATAGCCTTCGGCTTGACAAGGGCCAGTTCTTCCCTAAGGAAAGGTGAACATGACTTTATCTCGTCTTCCTCTGGTTTCCTATTCATGGGAGGGTTGCACTTGACCACGTTCGTCACAAAGACCTCGTCGTACCCTTTCGGCCAGTTGGTATAGACGGCATCCAAGAGTAGGTCACTCGATCTGTTCCCGACGAAGGGTAAACCTCTTAGATCTGGATTCTCTACCCTGCCCGGTGCTTCCCCTACGAACATGACCTTGGCGTTCAGGTTGCCTAGACCGGGGCATTGATGCTGACCTTCCTTTCTCAACCTGCATCTATGGCACGTCTGAAGCCGGTCAAGGTGTTGAATGAAGAGAGGATCCTTGTCTAGGACCCACTTGTCTAAATTCCCAATGATGGACATGTTAACCCTGACCAATGCTTTGCTCTTTTCGAATTCTGTCGGCCTTTTCCATCTCACGTTCTTCATAATCAATTTCAGCTGCTGTCCATACTTGGTCTTGGTGTTCTTGTGAAAGTTCATAGAATTCGCAACCGTGAGTCTCTAGTGCCATTTGCTCGGCAATCCGCTGAACTTTATCTTTGTCTATACTTCCACCTCCTTATTAACGCCAAACAACCTTCCTAAACGCGTAGAGGGCAATGCAGCATAGGGCCACGATTGTAAATCCAATTACGGGTTCAAGCGGAATATCCAATTCGTTCATCCTCCTTAGAACCGGCAGAGATTGTCTTAACCGGCATTTGTCTCGCCTTCCTTGAATCCCTGATCATAACCTTCTTCGTGACCGGCCTTGTATGCCTCTTCCCAAAGTTCGTCCAATATTCCTTCTATGTCCCCATCCGTGGCCTGAAGAACCCTTAAGATCTTGCTAAGGTAGTTACTCGTGTTTCCCATTCTTTCTCGCCTCCACCTTCTTTCTAAATCTAGAATCTCCCCAATTCATGTACTTCTCGAAATTGGGGTTGCTAGGGGAATAGTACCAGTCGTCATAGGCATCATTGCATTCTTTGCAACCGACGCAGTGGTTCAATATGTCTACGACATCCTTCAGGGCATGACGTTTCGTTGGGTCCTCTTCTAAGGTCTTCATATACTCATTAAACCGATTGCAACTCAACCGTACATCACCTGATCTTCTATCCGAACCTTCTCTTCTTTACGGCAGAGCCAAAGGATATTCCTACTTTCCAAGGGGTGTAGAGCAGAGAACATGACAGAAATTATTTCTGGTTTGAACCAGCTCTTTAAACCCTCATAGACTTCCCGCTCGGCCGGGCTAAGCACCGGTTCGATGTCCCGTTGGCTAGCAAAAGTTCCAATCATCTTCTCAACCGTAAAGTATTTCCAGACATGTTTGCCTAGTTCTTCGGCGGTATATTCATGAATGTGATGTTTAGCCGCTGAACCGTTAAAGTTGGGAGTAGAAAGTAGGAGTAGGCCTCCGACCTTAAGAACCCTTCTGATCTCTGACAGAACATGATCAACATATCTCTCCTCAAAATGTTCAACGACTTCTAGACAGACAGCGATATCAAATGCTTCATCGCATAAACTACCAGCATGACTTAGCTTGTCAACCCTAATGTCCGTATTCACCCCGATTACAGGAAAGTTAGTCTTAAATGCCATCATCTTCTCAATGACAGATTTCCTTAAGTCTACACCCAAGTACAGAGAAGGTTTCAATCTGTTAGAGTAGAGTGCCTTGAGTAAGGGAAAGGACCCGCAACCGACATCTATAATCTTCATCCCAATCTTGACCTGCTTCAAGACGTAGGACCAACGGAGGCAGTGGGCTATATAGTCCCTATGGATCTGTCCCCTTGGTAGGGCGGCCCTCTCAATGACCATCCCACATTCGGTCGTATTAACTGGGCCTAGATCTTTTCTCTTCATCATGCTTCTTCGCCTCATCGCAATAGTGGTACTTCCTCCAATTGTCGAATAGAATTACATCTACTCGATCCTTCTTGGGAAATTCAAAGACTATATCGCAGAAAGGGCATCGTCCCTTGAGCATTTCTTCCTTCTGATTTGGTCCTGCCATCTTTACCGCCATGGGTTAGGCACCTCTTCTCCCGGTTGAATTTCTGTCTCCACTTTCATGGGTTGAGACAGTATCTTTTTCCAGTAGGCCTTACGTTCCTCTGGGGTGGACTTGATCTTCTTCCCGTTCAGGAAGATTGCTTCGTCATCATGAGCTTCTCGACTTCCCGGTGAAAGGTCGTAAAGTCTAGCCATGCCGGTCTTGAGCATGGATTCAACCATTTCATGGTCCCCAAAGATGTGGTTTCCTATCTTTACTTCCATTAATCATTCCTCCATGTCGCATTTATGCCCCTTAGGGCAAACAGCATAGACAAAGACAATACCCTTCTGGGAAGGATTTGAATTTGGTACTGTCTTTCTAACCTTCCTTGTTCGAGGATTTCCACATTTTTTACACTTCATCTTCTCACCTCATTACTAAACGACGTATGAATCAGCCTTCTTCTTTTCTACCTCAATTTCCTTGGCCATCTTCTCCCATTCTTCCGTTGACAGGAATTTAACCACTCCCTTCATCCAACCCTCAACCATTATGTCTTTGATCCCATGAATGCTAATCCCTTTGTCATCCCAGCTCATACGACTGAAATGTTCGATAGCATTTAGGAGAACAATCGTCTCAGGATCCTTGAACGTCCCATCCCTAGTCCTAAAGAGCATTTAATTAATCCTTCCGTAAACGAGGATCATCAATAAACCTCGTTAATAATGCCTGTCTTACCTTCACGACGTCCTCATCCTTCGCCCCGATCCTCTTCAAGACTAGGTCATATCCATTGGGATCATAGTTGACCTCATTGTGGATCGGTGTAAATTCCGTGTCAGTCTCAGGTTCCGGACCCCCATAATCTTCCTTGGCCTCGTCTAGAGCTTCCTCAAACTTTTCCAGTGCCCAGTCAATAATTATGTCGAACTTGGTCTTAATCTTGTGGGCGATTGCAGCTAGGTCGTAGCTTGCCCGCTTAGGATCCTCTTCGAATTGCTTCCAGATATGGAACTTGATTTCTTTCGGTCCGATTTGGGCTAGGGCCTCTTCATACTTCGGGAGTAGGGAGTCATAGATCTTAGTCTTCAGTTCTTCCTTGAGAGCGGTGAGCCAGTTGTAATAGGACCAGAAGAATTTTGGATAGGCAATCTTCTCGTCTATTTCCCTCTGCAGTTCCTTCCTTGCCGCCTCGTCAAAGTCCTTCTTCAACTGGTCATCCGGCGGCATTGGCGGCTTGACTGGTATATTGAACATCCTCATGTATTCAACAATGTAAATGCCTAGGCCTATTGGTTCACCCTTCTCATTCTCAAATCCCGCCGAGAGAGATTCCAGTTCATAGGTCTTGTCCCGCGCCCAAGTGTCATAGTCCCTCTGGTCTAGCAGGCCATGGTTCATTAGGAAGTTGACCCTCTGCTTAACGAATGGATTCTGTAAGGGCCTCTTCTGCTCAACGTCGTTTGGTAGGCCTAGACTTTCCCCGATTGAGGGGAAGAAGCCGGCCAAATAAACCTTAGGGTATCTGGACGGTGGGAATTTGTACGATAGGTGTCTCGATGATTCAGTCCCAGCTTGGATCGTCCTGAGCATGTCAACCCCGTAGGCGTCAGCGTCCGCCATGAAGATCATGTTCTTGGAATCCTTGAACCTAGAAGCCAGTTCCCAAATGGCACGGTTGAAGTTGCCACCCACTGTCACTATGATCGAGTTAGTGAATTCGGAAAGGCCTAGTTCTACCATCCTCAGGGCTGCAGCATTCTTCTCCACCACGATGATGTTCTCACAGTTCCCGCACTGCCATTCCTCTTCCTTCTCCGGTTTCATGATGCTTCTAGCTATGACTTCCGTGAAGGTGATCTTCCTCTCCTTCTGACCAAAGATCGGAGAATGGAAGTAATAAATGAACCCCTTGCTCAGGTTGCCCATCGTGAACTGGTCCCGGTTAATGTCGCATAGGATCTCTAAGTCACAAATGGCTCTTAGGGTCAGGGGATAGATTGCATCATCATTACCGGTGGCGAAGGGCTTAACCAGTTCCGGAGTCGTCCTCAGGGTATAGTAGAATTCCCTAAGTTCTCTCGGTGCCTTCCCACTCAAGACGGCGACGGATAAGGCCCTTTGGACCATGGCGGTATTGTACCTGATCTTGGCCTCCTTCTCTAAGAGGACGAAACCAACGTCGTCCCTAAAGAATTCGACGTCTTTACCGTTGATCTTCTGGCTCTTCTCCAGTTCCTTCTTGACAAATTCTTTTCTCTTATCGGTATTTCGGATCTGGAAGATTTGTCCTCGGACATATTCTTCCGGTATTCCTCTTTCTTCCTTATCTGTCATTTCTCATCCCTCTTTTGTTAACTTTACGACCGTAGTTAGAGAGCTCAACCCGCCTATAAACCTTATCCCAAGCGGTCGAGGCCAGCCTGTTAAGGGTCGGCAGAAGGGGAAGCTGGAAAATCACCAACTTTTCACTGATGAATACTAGGTGCGCCTTCTCTCCGGGTAGACAGATCCAACCGGAAATGCTGTCAATCGCTCCTGAAACCAGATAGCTCTCTAGATCCCCAATCGCCAAGTGAATGAATTCATGATTGAGTACTTCTTCAATGTCCTCTTCTGAAATCTCATCCTTGTCTTCCCTAAGGATAATGTCCCCATTACTAGGATCTAACATTGTGCCATCAATGAATTGTTCGTCCCTACTTGGAAGTCTTATTCGATAGTAGCCGGTCATTTCTTCTTCCCTCCAATCTTCAGTTGTTTAGGAACGTCTGGAAATCCGAAATCCTGAACTAGATCGGTCTGCTCAACCTCAATGTACTCTTCACTCGTGCTCCTTTGAAGATGAGGAATGAATTTACGATCCCCACGGAAATGCCGACCATTACAGACCCGGCACATGTAACTTTGGATGATCTTAATCTTGGTCATCTTATTCCCTCCAGTCCTTCTTGGGCCTGTATTGAACCATCGGGTTCTTGTCGGACCTTAGGATGTCCAACATGATTCTAAAATCCTTCCTATTCAACCTCTTCTGAGGAAGGCGAATATAGGATTGGTGTCCATGGGCTTTGACAAGATTGTCAATGAGAGATGTATTGTCTAAGTCCCCATTCAAAATTTTGAGACTGAAATACTTCCCGGTTGAAAGGTCCTTGAATCTAACCCGTGTAGTGATCATTCTTGTTCCCTCTTTGTACGGTAAGCCAGAGGAGAGGGAGCATTTAAAGGTTGCCTTTAACCTGTTTGACAGGTAGACTGTTCTCGTACACTTCGGATCCATTTCATTAGATTGAAGTTCAACATGCCCTCTTCAGTTATATGAAGTCCCAAAAAGAGGTCCTCTATACGAGAAGACTAAATAAGGGGTTTATATTCGCTACTTTTCGAACCGGGAATAGGATTCCAAACCCACAAATAACTTAGAGGGGTGTGAATGACAATATGCCAAAAGATCCCTTTAAATGTTCCTTCAACATGATTGGAATTCCGCAAGCATTCAGCACAGAAAAACCCACAGGGACATAAACTAAATCTGATCCGCCTCATATCCCCACTTGATAGAGATAAGCTGACCGGGTTATTTAAGTCTTTCGAAAATGAGGCTTTCTATACGGAGAGACTAAACTTTTGGTGCCGGCTCTACTCGGCTATTCGCACCGTGCAGGACTGCTCTAGAGGATCTGTCATACCGGTAGACAATTCGTTCTCGCTCCGGCCTCATACAGCCAGCATACGGGGAGGGTGATCCTTTAAGTAGAGGGTATATAAGGGTATCATCTGGACCAGTATGCCGGGCAGACAGGTCGTCCACTCGCCCAGTTAAACCGGCGCCGCATACACGTTCAGTTCTTATAAACCTTTCCACTCCTCTCATACAGTTCGTTCCCGCATACAGTTCGATGGTTGAGACATTCAGACTTATATACCCTCTATTTAACCCGTCACCCTCTCCTGTTTGTTCGGCGTACAGTTCTTTTCCTCATACGGTCCAATGGTGACTTGTACGAGCCTCAAACGGGAAGACGGACAGTGGCACGAACATGAGCTCTTATCCCTCTAGAGACGATCTAACTCCCCTGATGGACCCTTATCATGACCTCATTAACGAAGAGAAGTGAAGGAAACTGAGGAAAGTCAACCGGCCATGCCGGTCCTTGCCAAGTAATTAAGTGCAAGACTTCCGATTCTTGCAGTAAGTTAGTCGGCGTCTCTATTTTCTAAAATTCTTTCTTTTTCGGCATTCAGACAGATGTCTAAAGCTAAAAGATAAGGAATCTTAGCTCGTTCGGCTGACGTCCCAACGGATTGAGTTCCAATTCCATGTGTACCTCGAGGTGCTCGATCATGACAGGTTGAATTATATTTACAAGATTTGGGAATGAATCCTTGAGGAAACACGCCCCAAAGATCTGTGGGTTTCATTCTTCGTTCCCCGTATTGGCACTGTGTTACATATAACCGATTAAATTTTTTCATGAAATTAAGGGACCTTAATCTTCCTCTAGGATTCTCTAGAATCCACCATAGAGGATTTAGTTGCTCAATAATACTTAAAGTTTTCTTTATCAAAGCAATGGCTTCAATTGCCGATTTAAGTGGAATAAAATCTCCGACCAAAGTTTTCCGCCAATGAAAATGACTTGATGAAATTGAAAAACAATTACAGGGTGGTGAAGCTAATATGATTTCTGGTTTCCAAAACTTCGGTAAATCTTCAATCTCGAAATCTATAATATCTTTGCAGATCATAGGATGGAAATCTGGGTTTATATCGAGAGTTATGACTTCATGTCCTCTTTCTCGAAAAGGTTCACTCCAACCTTCTAAACCACTAAATAGATCTAAGACTTTCAAATTGCATCCCCGTTCAATTTTATATTTGTTAAAGTTCTCCTGTGCCTTCCTCCTTAAAAGAGTCCTATATCTTCTTTCAGCAATTCTTGTACAATTAATAGAACAATATTTTGTCTTTTTACCCCGCAATATTGAACCACAAATAATACAATTTTTTACAAGAGACATGATTTATTCAGCATCCCCATTTCTCTTTATCGCCTCGTCTTCGTAAGGATGGAGGAACCTTCTCTTGAATTCGTCTATGGCCGACGCGCAGACCTTCTCCGCATCCATCTTGTCGTACCATCTTCCATCCGCATAGAAGTGACGGATCAGTCTGAAGACGACGTAAGTTAAGATGGCGGCCATATCCTTATCATCTTTGATTATGACCGGGCCAGTCCCCAGAAGAGGTTTCTTATACTTCTCTAACTCTGTAATGATCTGATCGACAACAGGTTTGAAGAAGAAACTCATCTCACGGTTTATGTATGGCGTTCAATCACCTCCATTAGTTCAATTTTCCTGAACAACCTTCTAGATAACGATCTAGATCTACTCTTACCGGCGTCCTCTTGCTCTTCCTAGGATGCCAACACTCCCAAGGAGGAAACCACGCCCGGCGGACAGTCTCTAGGAACCTGCAACCCTTACACCCGGTCTTGTTATTTTTGTTATGTTTGTTATTTTCATGAACCTTCTTGCTGCCCGTATTGAGTCCCCTTAAGACCGAATCATTCTCCCTCATCGACTCCTCAAGGACCTTCATCGGATGTCGCCGCTTGACCTTCAATTGAATTCTCCCTTTTCACAGACTAGACATTTAAGATAGGGATTCCACCATAACCTCATTCTGCCGGCAAAGAAGTCGTTTAAATCCTGTTCCACGTTGAAGACGTCGCTCGGCATTTGGGACAGTCTAAGAGTCGTTAGAAAGAACTGTCTAAGTCTTCTTCTGACTGATCTTAGGGTGGTCATTCTTAAACTCCTCGAACATGCATATTCTGTTCTTGGCGTGAAGTTCATTACAGGTTAAGCAGCGGTAATAACCGGTCGCTTCTATGATCTCGTCTAAAGATCCTATGTCTTGAAGTTGAAGCAACCTCTCGATGAATTCCTTTAGACGTCCTTCCGGAAGACCGATCTCTTCCTTAGACTCTGCTAGACTTTCTTCTAGGGCCGGCCATTCCTTCATCGCGGTCTTTAAGAACCTAAGGTCCTCATCCCTGAGGGATTCCTTCGCGTCAACCTTCGCTATGATCGAGTCGATGGCCTTCTTGACCGCTTCTACGATCTGTTTCTTCTTCTGTCTTATCTCATTCCCTTTTCGTTCACTCATCGGCATGTTCTCAAATCCTTAAGCAATTTGATAATTGAAATGATAGACCAAACGAAATCAAGGATGAAAATTGCCCATGTTTGAAATACAATTGCCCAAATAGTCAGACTTAAAGAACCGATTAGATTAAGGGCATCTGATAATCTCAAATACTTTCTATTCAGAACAAGAGCGGTAAGAAGACAGATCATACCGCCATAACTTAGAAAGTCTAACAATCGCTGGCCTCCTCCATGATCCTATTAGTCAACTTATGGACGTTGCAGATGGAACAGTCGTCATAGGATTTAGCGGGGCAGGTTCTAGGACTACAGACCTCTTTCTGAAGTTCCTTTAAGAGGCCGGCAATGACCTTCTTATTCAATTAACTCGTCCTCCTTGAGGAGCATCTTGGTTATGAACAGGTAAACGATGGCGTCGTCTATAGAATCCCCGATATGAGTCATCTCTTCCACTGTTCCCTCGTTGGTCTGAATGATGCCGTTAATTGCCCGGTCAACTTTATCGACGACGAAGGCCAAGGACTTTCCATAAGGTTTAGTTATGATCTTGTCAATCCTTAGGATCCTATTCAACTCGGCATTCCTTCTGAAATTGGCTGCCCATTCCTCTTCTCCGGCATATTGGACGTTTCTATCCAAGAAGATGCGGACTAGTTTATTGAGCATCTTCTTCATTTCTTCTCCCATTTCACTTGTCTTCAATATCCTTCACCTAGCAAGTCTTCTGGAGTAATGATTATGATCTGTTTCTTCCGGATCTTATTCAGCCATAGACAAAAGGCATGTTCCCAGATGCAACCCATAGAAACGGAAGGGTCGTCTGGTACGCCCATAATGAACATGTCTATCTTGGAGAGGATAGTGAATTCTATCTGAGGGGCTAAACTGTGTTCTCGAGGCCCATAGTCCTTGACGGAATCTCTGGGAGGACCGAACATCGTAATGTCAACGGAGGTGTGGGGAACTATCACGAAGATATTCGGGTGCTTCTCCATTATCTTCTTTCCAATGTTACAGGCCTTTTCAGTCATCATTTTAGGATTGCTGCTAAATGGGTAACTCAGATAGGCCATATACCTCTTCTCAAGATCGAATTTCAATTCTCTTCTCACCTTTATACTCGCTTACTCGGGGCATCAATCTCAACCTTCTCCCGCAACGGGGACAGGTCGGTGTATTCTTCTTCCAGACTATTTCATACCGTAGGATTCTACCGTCTCTATGACACAGGGCATAATTAAGGTACCTTCCCTTGGACGTTGATAGACCGGACCTGTTGAGGCCTAAAGTCCTCGCCTTCTTATATATGACCTCCTTACTGACATCCGGGAAGAGGCCTTTAAGTTCGGTCCAACTGACCCTCTCGAACTTGTCCCTTAGAATCTGGATCTGTTTAGGGGTCCACTTCAACCTTTACCAATCCCATAATTTTGTCTATTTTACCGGTAAGACGCTTCTTTATCCTCTCCCAATCTATCCTTTCCAAGAACCATTCCGGTATCTCTGAGTCTTCCGTTATCGAGATGCCAGCAAGTTTGAAATTAAAACCCTTCCATTGACACTCTGAAGGATAGATGACGTCCGATTGGAAGAGGGTTGACTGGTTCAGACTTAGACCTTTCATCTCTCGGATCGGAAGTCTTCTAGGTTTATCCTCCCTGTCGAAATCGGTGTTCAGGTACATGTTACTATAGATTGCCGCCCTAATATGAGCAGGCATCTGAGGCCTTCCATTCTTGTCCGGTTTAGGATAATCCTTAAGGTTGCCTGATATTTGGAGAGGGTAAGAGACCATAAGAGGGTCTAACGTTCTAGAAGACACTCTTAGGAGCGCATCGTCTCTTACCCCGCCAATATCGGATTTAAACCCGTCTAGAACCATGCGGACTATCTTCTCCATAACCTCCTTCTCGAAGGAACTAGAATCAGACCTGATCACTTCTAAACCCTTGAAATCATAATCAATTTTGTAACCTTTCTTCTCATCCCAGAATGACCTTCCGGCGTAATTCTTCTTCGCTATCAGAAGGAATGAGTCGTATATCTTCTTAACTCCTAGACCGGTCGGGGCGGACGGTAAACCATAGGTCTTCTTAAAGTATTCAGACAGACCTATATTAATCTGTTCGGCCAGCCATTGAGCTTCCTTAACCGCCTCTTCCTTGATCCTAGACTTGAGGGGAACGAAACTAGAATCTGTATCCCCGTAGATCAACTCGTAACCGAGAGGTTTAAGAATGTTAGTGATTTGCTCTATCCCTATCCTCCCCAAGATGGCGGTTGCGGCAGAACATTCCTGTCTGTAAAGACGGAAGGAAGGATAATCCATGACGCCATAGATTGCATTAGTCATCTTCTTGATGTTGAAGATCTTACGGTACCACATCTTGATCTTGACTTCATCCTTGGCCTCAATCGCCTTCCGATAACATTCCTCATACTCGTCCCTCTTATGGAAGAAGAAGTCAATCAATTGGGCTAAAAGACTCTTAGGGGACTTGACGAACTTGAAGACCTTTCCCTTGTACTCGATAGTATAGCAGGGTCCGGTATAATTCTCGTCTCGATAAGTCTCGGGACCGATGTTGAACGCCTTGATCAGAGATGGGTATTCCCTATTAAAGTCGAACTGGACTATGAAGGAATATTCTCCCGGCACAGGTTCAACGACTACAGCCCCAAGGTACGATTCCTTATTCCTCTTCGCCTTGAATGCCGTGCTAAGAGCGATCTTACCGCTGATGAATCTCATGAGGGCGGTGTCTAGGACCCGATAGTTAAGAAGGACTTCATGGAATAGGGCACCGAATTCTCTCCTAAGGTCGTCGAACATCTCGATCAGTTCATACTTGTCGTCTAATGCCTTCAGAATCAAGACGTCGTTGACATTCCTTCTGAATAGGACGTCCGGGTCATTATCCCAGATCCATTGAGTAGGTTTCTTAAGAGGCACCTTCTCTATGGCCAACCCCTCCTCTTCAGATATCGCACCTAAGGCGTAAGACCTTAATTCGGCATCAGTGAACCTCTTGAACGCCTTCATTAGGTCGAATAGGATCCTACCCTTGATCCTGTACGGCAGGCGTTTCCAGCTGAAACTGCGGAAGGGGCTTAGAGTCTTAGGATCCAGATGCTGTTCCGTCATTCTCTGAGTCCATTTGACTATGTCGTACCGGTCCAGATTCCAGGCGGAAAATAGATCAGGATCTAACTCGTTGACTAGTCTTACTAGGGCCTCTAAGAGCAGACCTTCATTCTTGAAACCCATGATTAGGTGCCTCTTGTAAGCGACCTTGAAACCGTAATGGAAGGCATCCCGTCTAGACTTGGGCCACTTGGGATTGACGACTAAGAGGGTGTAAAGGGTGTCATTATAGTTGTCATGGAAGCTCATGATAGGTATAGGATCCTCTTTCTTTGGACCGGAACCACACTGTTTAGTCGACAGGGCTTCAAAGTCCAGATGCCACTTCCTCAGGTTGATGACGAAATCGATCGGGGTTAACTCTCCATCTTTGCTGATGTTCACTCCCGATCTTATTCCCTTGTCGATCAAGAACCTTATGGGGAGCATAGTCGGCATGGCCAAGTCCGCCTCGTAGGAGAAGACCGGCCCTGATAAAGAAGTCTTGCCGTATTTGATCAGAAACTTGATGACGTCGAGAGAACATAGACTGTCGGTCAGGATCAGTTTAGTCAAGGCCTTCTTGTTTAGGGACCTGACCTTAGTCCCCTCAAAGTCCCTGACCCACTTGCTCAGGGAATAACCCTTCTGGTCTTTGATCCGGATATAATCCTCTTCGGTCAGGTACATGTAGGGCCAGAATATAGTCCTCCACATCCTCTTCTTACCAGTCTCATCCCGCCCTATTAGGACTATAGTCGGCATCTTCTGCTTGTTCTTCTCGACCATGAGAGTTTCAGCTGTAATAATGCCAAGTTTTGTCATAATTAAACCCGATAATTTTTTGGTTGAGTTCTACGTGATTTTCTTTTATAATCCCTCGTTTGTTGATGCCTTTTCTCCCGAAAATTTAAATCAGTATGGTAACGATCATTCAGATGTCTTTGTCTATGAATAGCAGATCTAATCCATGTGCGAACCCAATGACTCATTGAAACATCTCTAGTTTTAAGAAATTCTTTGAATTCTTTTGGAACATAAATTGTTATTCTTTCCAAGTTTAATCCCATTTGATTTCTCGTATGATTAGAATCTCTTGTCGTTTAGTCCATTCTTCCTCAAGAATTTCAAGATGGTAAATGAACCTTACACCCTCAACCTTATTAATCATGAAGATACCGGCGTACATGGTCCTCCATTCTAATCCATATTGTAACCGGGTTAGACGGGCGACTATAGTCTTCAATTTAGAGACCAGACTAGGGCAATGATAGATATGATAGATTGCTTCTCTCATTTTACTCAACTTCATTAGATTGAAATAGGATGGTCAATAAATGGGGATATGAGAGTGACTAATCTAGCCACCCTTCAACCGTTTCTTCGTCTCCAAGTCCTTCCGTTGAGGTGTTCGCCTTAGGTGTCGGGACTACCGGGTATATTCCGACCGCATTGATGATGACGTCCCCGTCCACTAACTTCTCCGTCTCTTGGTCCTTGTACTTGCTCCTCTTGGTCTTCCCGAAGACGTAGACCTCACTCAACTCACCAAAGTCTACAGCGACCTGCTCCGGTATCAAGACGCGGACTAGTTCGTCCTCGTTGTCCGGGTTCATTAAGCCCATCCATACCGCTCCGAATGGCGTTGGTCTGTCCGTGTTGATCCATGCGACTACTCCCTTGACGAATATCCTTCTGTCCCAGGCATCCTTGAAGTTCTCGTGGTGCTTATCGACGTCCCTGATTGCCGTCCATTGGTCCTTGACTTTGACCTTCTTGCCCTCCACTTCTATAGTATGTTCGCCTAGGGTCTCGTCTATGATCTTCCTTACGTTCCAATTTTCCTTTATGGCCTTGAAGACGCTCATCGACTCTTCGGCAGAGGATGAACCCAGTTTGATGTCCTCGTCTGTCTCTTCCCTTACTATGACGGTGACTTGGCATGGAGTATAGAATTTGACCTTGTTCCATCCTCTCGCCAGACGGTTATCTCCCGTTTGCAGTGAACCCCATTTGAAGGTTTTCTCTCCGTTATGCTTGAAGAAGCCGAATAGGGTACGGTCTAGGACGTGCAGGTTCGGGTTAAGGGGTTTAAGGTGATTAGGGTTGGGCCTACCGTAGAGTTTATCCCTCTGGTCCAAGATGTGGTTTTCACCGTCGACCATTTGGGCCTCCTGTGCCGCCTTAATCCCATTCTTGTCTATGAAGGCCTTGACTTGTCTACGTACCTGTTCTGCCTTGTCCCAGATGCCCATGTCGCCGGCAATGATTCCAGAGACGGTTATAGTCTCCTTCTTCTTTCTCAGGGGAGCATTCTGCTTCAACTTGACCCGACGGTAGTTGTTCATGACGGCAAAGACGGCCAAGTGACCGGCATTTGACAGGCCGGCATCAGTGATATTCTTGTATTCCTTGTCCCATTCCTCTAGGACGGAATCGACGGTCTTCTTGTTGGCCTTGGCTATATTCCGTAAACGATCCATGTCTTCTTCTGATATGTCTCTCACTTTTCCGCCCTCAACAGTCTTTTTCTTTGTCATTCATTCACCTCCCTCTTCTCCTGTAAGTAATAGGAGTGACTGAGAACAGATCCCATTCCTCTTTCGTATTATACTTCCATCTCTTCTCCCCGGAAGAAATTGTAAGTAAACCAGAAGATTCTAAAATTTTACAGTAGGAATCAGCGGTTCTGGGGTTTACTCCCTCTTGGAGACAGAATCGGGCTTTAATCTTCTTGAAGAGTTTCATATTCCCTTGTCTCTTCTCCTTAAACATCGCCGCTAATTCGGTCAATTTCTTCCTCATGAAGAGATTATTCTGGTTTATTTCTTCAGACATTCTGTGAACCTCTATGGTTAATATCCATCAAAGTGTGTGTGACCCCACATGTGTGTAATACTAATGCTCCTCAACCTCTCCTCCACGGAAGACTTGAGTCATCAATTTCCTAGATCTGGACGGGAGACCATGGACCGACTTAAGTTCCTCGTCTAACCGGAAGATGTCCATGTTCACCAAATCCTCTAATGGGATAACGTCGAGGATCTTCTTCGCCGTCTTAGGCCCGACGCCTTCTATGCATTGGAGCATTTCCCAGAGGATTTCCTTAGGGGTAGAGTGTTTCTTAACGGCGGCAGGTGGAATCCTACCGCTCCTTCCTATTCCCTGCTTAGTGAACAGGTGACCTACCGCCAAAGCAGTCTCTTCCATTCCCAGAGTGAATATTGTCTGGTACTTCCAGAAGAGGAGGACTGTAGTCAGGATGCCGGAGAGATAAGGATCCTTCCAGTTGATCATTCCCTCGACTAGAAGCATCGGTTGCTGGTACGTATCTTTCATTGTGCCTAGTTGGTCCCATAATCTATGTTTCTTAGAACAGACGGAACCGATTAGATCCGATATTGTCTTCCTCTCGATGGCCACTTCTCCAAAGATATAATCGCCGCTTCCAATGTGGTGAACTTCTATTGCTAGGTTTTGGCGTCTAAGCAGTTTAATTATCTCTTCTGGTTCCCTGTCATCACAGTATAGGGGCATTAGTAATACCCTCTTAGGTTAACGTACAGATATCTTGGCATTGGATAATTAGCTTCCTTTCTGAGAACTTGTCTAGTAAAAAGATGAACCCATCTCCTTATCTCATAAGATTGTGAACTATTTTGTCGTTGTCGATAACACTTTCTACAGACAAATTTCTTTCCTTTACCCAGAAACTTTCCGCAATCCTCGCATTGTCTGACAATCCATGAAGCAAGTCTGTTATTAGTTGTATAGATTCTGTTAGACATTACTTAATGCGCCTCTACGGAATCGAAACCCTTTTCCTTTAGCTGAACTAATTCTTCAACGGTACCTTCCAATTCGACCTGACATCTTAAGTGGCCGAATATGGTCCATTTACTCATTCTGATTTTAACCTTGGGCATTTTTCGGTCTTTTCCTCCTGAAACCATTTATCGCGAAGTTAACATAACACTCGACGTCGCAGAATGCACCGTGCTTATTGAACAGGTTAGGTCTACCCGCCCCACAATAGTCGCAGTTCAGGTGAATCCTCTTCCTTTACACCTTGGACAGGGGATTAGGATAGAGTAACTCAGGATCAAAGCCCGTTTCCTATGCACCATCAAGACCTTCCCCGCCGTGAGGCATAATAGGCAGGCTTTTAACGGCTTGACTTTAAATTTGCTATCCGGTTTCATGTAGACAAATTCTCCTGTTTTACTCTGGAGCGTTGATTATCCCCGAGGGTGACAACATGAAGTCTCTGGATTGTCTGGCTAGGTAACTCGAGTCGTATAAGGTCGCACGCCACAATTCAGTCTTTATCTGCTGTAATCCCACCCATGTATTGACCGAATGAAGTAGAAATTCTCCACCGACAGGATAGAACGAGTCACCAGTCTTAACCTTGATCCCTAGACTTTGACCCGGATCCGGCGCCCCTATGACCTGACAGGTCAAGACCCATGCTATATTATACCGGGCGGCGAGGTAGTCTATAAGGAGAAAGTGTTCGGTAAATTCTCTCGTCCTTACCGGCAACATCTCCCTTCTGGAATAACCCGGCCTGAACTTAGCGGTGAAGGAATCAACCACGACAAGGCCAATATCCTCTCCCTTCTCTAGGGCCTTCTGGACGACCTTATACTGGAGGAACTGCGCCTTGGCGGTCGGTATCTGGTCGGACTCGCAGACGAAGAGGTTATCCCAATTCACCTCTACCTTCCGACATTTAGCTATCTGTTTGAGCCGGTCAAGGCTGAACGTATTAGGCTCCGTCTCTATGTAGACGACCTTTCTATTCAGACGGGTTAGACAGTCAACTACTCCGTCAAAAGACGCCTGTGTCTTCCCAGTAGCGAACCTTCCACTTAGACCGGTCGTGGCCATAGTAGGAAATCCTCCTCCTATCAGGTCGTTGAAGATTGAAGAACCGGTCTTAATGAACTGCTGTCTAATCTTCTTTTCTCTATCCTGATCCGTAGCCGTCTTAAGCTTCATCTTGGTGAGAAGGGCTTCTTGCGCCGCTGTAACCCACGACTTAGCCATGACGAAAGAAATCTTCATCTCCGCAGCAATTTCATCTGCTCTACCGGTAGCGACACCGACTAGAGTATAACCTAATTCTCGAAGTTTATCGGCGGTCTTGGGTCCTATTCCGGGAAGGTCCTCTAACCTTCTCATGGCCGGACTAGTAACATCTTCCTCATGGTCTGCCGGCGTCTTTTCGTCGGTCGGTTTATCCTTTATCTTGGAACCATTCTCTAACTTCTTAGGATCCTTTTCCTCTTCTTTCTTCTTGACCATTATCTTCTCTTCCTTGCCGTATATCTTGAACAGGGCGCATTATCTGGACATTGAGAACAGGCATCCGACATATTGGCATTCCCAAATTCTGCGCACCTCATCGCAGTTAAAAGAAATTCTGGGAGACTGATCGGCACTTCTCTCACATAAGGACCGGGGTCGGCATAGTAGTTCTTTACCGGACAGAGTTTAGGATTATAAGGGGAGACAAGGATGCAGTCCATATTAGGACCTGATGGATTCTCCATCTCCGTCCTTATGGAACACTTCTTCGAGAAGGGTAGAAAGTACTCGCACTTAATATTCATGTTTTCACCAAGTAATTTCCTTAATATCTTCGATTGTGTTGTTTTCGGGATGTGGTGTTATGTGAATAGTTTTGAAGTCATCATAAGAACTGAAAATGGAAATGGAAGAGTGATTACTTCGCCATTTTACCACAGTTGTTCCATCGTCAAAGATTATACCATCTAGAACGTGTCCTGTTCCACTTATGCCCGATATGTCCTTTTGCCGAATCATCCTGAAGATTTTCATATTTTTACTTCCATCTCAAGGTCCCTTTACCGGGGTCGGTACTTTCCTCTTTCATCGGGTAAACAGTGACCGGACTGATATAGATTTTTGAACAGGTTGAGCATGTTCTCTTAACCCAAACCTCGTCTGAACCCGTCCTCTGTTCCAAGTACGTTTCAAGTTCGACTAGAACGCCACCGTCACGCAGACATCTAGTAGCCTCTTTAGGAATTATGGAACTGGCAGATTCGGATGAATCCATTTCAAACCTTCTTATACCTTGCTAATCTTCTAAACCTGACATCCTCTTTTTGTTTATTCGATTTGGCTACTCGGAATGCTAAGTCGTTATGATAACGTTTCTTGGCTGTTTCTTTATTCCTTTTTGAATATCCGAGTAAAGCACAACTTTCACAAAATTTTCTTTGGAAGTTGCTTAAGAATCTTTGACATCTTTTACATCTTCGCTGCATCCAAGAATACAGGATTCCAGTACTATGGGAATATAATCTATCTCTATTTGGATTTCCCAATGATACTCCTCGCCAAATCTACACCTTTTTCTAATCCCAATTTCAAACCTTTTTCGAACTCTTTGACCCCATTCTCCATAACGGTTATGTAAGTTTCAGCCTTGACGCCGCTCGGAACCTCTAATGGTGGATCATCCATCACCTGTCTCTGTAAACTCAATTTCATCTTGATAGCATCCAGTAATTTCTCTATGGTAGCCCCTGACGCCTTGTTCTCTGTTCCGGTAAGGATCAGTTTGTCTAAGTCGACTATAGCGGCCTTCTTTTGTTCCAGAAGAGTCTTATACTGTTCCCCTCCATGGCATCCGGGACAGAGGAGTTGACAATTCTCTTTCTGGATATTGGTATTGTCCCCGTCCTTGTGATGGGCATGATAACCATAGAGTAGGGATTTATCACACTTAGAACATTGCCGGCCTTGTTCCTCAAAGACTTCCTCTATAATCTTCGTAGGGAAATTCTTTCTTTTCTCTTGTTTGGACATTAACATCCTCTCCACCAATGCATGATTTCTTCCTTAATCCTCTTCAGGCATTGGTATATGTTATCGAGACTGAAGAGGCCTTTCGATTTATAATGTACTGGCATCAAATCACCATTTATTCTCTGTAAATCTCACACCATCTGCACTTGAGGTTCTGGCATCCAACCCAGTATATTCCGCAGGACTGAAGGGCGTTGGTCTTCCAGAGTTTAGACCCGCATTTGGGACATTTAGATGGGATGCCGGTCTTGACTTTCTTCTTCTCGTCATTCTCAATCCAACCATCTATCTCTTTAAGCTTTTTCAACCTGATACCAGTCTATCTGCTATCTTGGGACAGGCATAGAGAAAATGCATAAAGCGTAGACGTTCCTGATCGTCTATGAGCATTAAGGCGCCACCTATGTCGGGTTGATTCTTGAAGTACCACTGAACATTCTTGTAATAGGGAGTGAAGGCTTCCCAACAGGGCAGACTGATGTAATGGACGTCATGCTTATGGATCTCGACGTATGAATGTCTATGGGCACGGACTATAGCATGGATCTTGTACAGTTTCTGAAGGGCCTCAGCCTCCTTCATGAAGAGGATGTCACGGCTAAGCACGGTCTCTGGATACACCATCGCCTGAGTAGTGGCATGGGCGACGTTGACTATCTTCTTCGTCGGTTCCAACCTCATGTTAGATATGGAACCGTAGAACTTGCCGTCAAGGTATTCCGCTAGCAACTGGTGGATCCTAAAGTCTCTGGCTTCATGGTAAGGCGTTCCACTCCAGACCCCGACCTTCTTTCCCTTACATAGAGGTTTCAAGAGGGATGTAGCCATTTCGACCTGCTCGTTCATGTCCGTTGTCATCATGAATACTCCTCCCTCCTTCAGGTTAGCCCCAGCACAGATGTCGCCGACTAGGAAGACCGTATCAACCTTCATCTCCTTCATCTTCGCCACGTAGAGGTTCCAAGACTCTAGAAGGTTCTTCTGACCAGCATTCATGGCCATTCCCAGTTCGTCACCGGTCGGGCTTATATACGCCCCGGGACATAACCCAAACCTTGAACCGACGTGAAGGTCGGCTGTCAGGGCTATACTCCTCAGATACTTATGTTCTAATCTCATCTTTTCAAATCCTATATGTCTTTTCTAATCTGGATAACTGTTCCTGATTAACTACGCCGGTCTTTCCCCTATGGAGACCCATCTTGAGGGTTGCATGATTCTGAATGCCGGATAAGGTTCTTCCGGGGAACACCTTAAGAATCTCTTTGAGAGGTATGTCCGCCTTGGGGTACAATCTCTTTAAGACTTCTTCTTCTTTCTTAGTCCATTTCATCTTCATGGCAGAACCTCTAAAGAAAGATTGAATTCCCGATAAACTAACTCTATAGTGGACAATATTCGCCGTCCTTCATCCGTCAGGGTATAATACGATTTCTTGAATGATTTTCTAAATCGAATTCGTAATGGGGGATTTCTCTTGACCCAACCCTTGCCAATAAGAAATTCTAATAGACCCTTACAGGATCCCTGATTAAGTCGACAGTCAACCATGAGATGAGTAAGAATAACCGGACTAGTACGAATCCGCTTAAGAAGGGAATAATGCATTTCTAAGATGCTTCTTCTCATCATTGATCCCCGATGGTCGATTTGATTAGGGATTCCAAGACTACGAGAATAGGAAAATGAGCAGGCCAATCGGTGACGATACAGACCCGACCCCGAGACCAAGAGTTTACTAGATCCTCCTTCTTGATAGACCTTATTAAGGTTATGGATTCGGAATCTGATAGGATCTGCTTCCGGTATCTGGCGTCGAAATGGGTGAGGTTAAAAGCCTTCTCCATCGACTCGACGTCATTTGCTCCTCTAAATTTCGCTTCCTCGAGAATGAATTCGACAATGAGACCCTTATTCGGGTATAACCTTCTGGCGTCTATGTCAATCTTCTTCTTACACCCGAAAGGTATTCTTCCCTTGGTTATCAGGACCCGACACCAATTAGGATGAACTTGTCCCTTCTTCAATTCCTTGACCGTGGCCGAATAAATCATGCTTCCAACACCATCTTGATATGTTCTAGTAAGTAGGAGGCGAACCTGACATCCACACCGGAAGCTATGATCTTGGAGGCCGTGCCCGCATTGGTCGGCGGGATATAGTAACTAATCGGAAATCCCATAAGGATCTTTAATTCCGGTATCGTCAGCAGGCGGTCCTTGCTGTAATGGATACAGTCCCGGACAGAAGTAGAAGTTATGGTAAACATCCACTTCTCCGGGTTAAGCCTTCTCTTCTCTCGACGATCAGGTTTTAACCAACCCCAAGCTCCGGCTATTGGCTTGCCGTTCTTACCTATCATGCTTAGACAGGTCTTTCCATCCGGTTTAAACTCGTCATAAATCTGTATCAATTCTTTCGATAAGACTTCCCCAATCGGCGTAAATTCCCTCTTCTTTAGAGTGCATAATGGAGAATCAAGGCTCGGTAAGTCTTTTCTCCTTCCCCAGATCATGAACCTCTTCCGGTCCTGACAGGCACCATAATCTAAAGCGTTAAAGATGCCCCAGTCTAACCGATAATAATCTCTGACGTAACTCAGGCATTCCTCAAAAAGTTTAGGACAATTCTTTAGGGTCGGGACCATTTCCATAAGGAAGTATTTTGGACTAATAAGAGTAACCCATTTAAAGAAGTTGACCATGTGCCTGTTAGCAGGATGTTCTTCTCTTCTTCCGGGCATAGTCTTATTGCCGACTGAAATTCCTATACATGGTGGTGAACCAATCATAAGGTCGTAGGCCTCGTCGTCTACAGACGGAGGTCTAAATTGGACATTTGGAAAATTCCTGAATAGGATCTGTTTCGCTAGGGGATCACCGATCCAACCGACCTGTTCATTGTTCGGATCAATATCAAGTCTGGGTTGGTAATGGTAGGCCAATGGGATTCTAGCATTCAAAAGAGATTGAGTCCAATGCCCATACGTTCCATAGAAGACTGCCGCTTTCAAACTTCCAGACACCTACCTTTACTTAAGCGACCCGCCCTTATTTAAAGATTTTCTTCTCACCGAGATTAGAGGTTCACCTGATTTCACTTGTTCAATAATCCGTTTTGTTCGATTCCACTCACGTCTGTTATAAGCGTAAGGGGTTTGAAGATAATGAATAATCCTTAAGTAAGCATGAAGTGCACTTCTCACGGTCTGGCTAAAAGAAACAGTTCTGGAACGAAGAAAGGCCATTTCTTCTTCTTCTAATCTCACCGTGATTCTATTTCTTTTTCTTTTCATGCTCTCTTAGTCTCCTAGTTAAATCTGGTCTATTCTTCTCCAACCAGACCAAAGTTTGAATGTCCTGTTTCAAGTTGTCGTCCTTGACCTCTTGGACTAAACTCCTTCTAGGATCCTGTCTTTGCTGGTTAAGTCTATTGCGGCACCTTTGACATAGGGTGTATTTCAGTTCGTATTTTAGGGCGTCCTCTCCCTTCTTAGGCGGACTGACCCAGTATACTTTTCCGCACCTACAGGTTTTTCTTTCCTTCATATTCGATTCTTCCCATGACTATAATACCTAACATGACCCAGACGTAGAGGATGACTAGAGCAATTCTCGTCACCAAGTCCTCTACTATACTGATTAGGAAAAGATGGAAGATGGTCCACTCTAACCAGAAAAGGAGCGGAAAGGTTACCTTATTCAAATTCAACCTAGCACCTTCAGCATCTCGTTTAGGATGTCACACAATTTTCGATCCGGTTTAAGCCGGTCTCCATAGACCTTAACCTTCCTGATTTCCTTCCTTATTTCTCCAAGCGTGATCTGGACAGCACCCAAATTTCCCATGTCTCTAAATGTTCCACATATTTCTATGGCCTCGTCTAATCTTTCTAGGACTTGTGGTATATCGAGGACTTCACATCCGGCTGTCGCTTCTCTTGCACTGGAGATTTTGAGATAAACCATTCTCAATATTTTCTTATCCATTCGTTTCAACCCTCCATTTAAAGTCTTTTACCGAGACGAATATGAAATGCCCTGCAGTCCGGCTTAGCGCCCTTGCCTCCACCATGCAGGTGTTCAGAAATTGTACCTTCTCCTTTATCTCCCTAGGGGCGTGTCGAAGCTTCCCCGCTTCTCTCTTGATAATAGTGTCAGTAAGAATCTCGGTGCCGGCTATTTCCCCTTGGCTAATGAAGGTGAAGAGGACAGGCTCTTTGAATTGTTTAAGTTCTTCGTGCCCCATCATGCTACTTCCCTTCTGGGCCAACCTTTGAACCTGTTCTATATTCCTATTATGTTCCTCTGCCCCGAATAGCAACTTGATCCTTTCCCGCCACTTAACCAGCCAGAGACTGACCCATGCGTCTAATTCCTCTTTGGCCGCCTTGGGATCCTTCTCTAACCAGTCAAAGATTAGAAACCTTAACTTCTCAGAGGGGCTGGGTTCATTATCCTCAACCTCAGCAGGCATCCACTCCTGAAGGGCTACAGACCATGTGTATCGAAGGTAGTTAAGAAAATCCTCTACCGCCATGTTGAAGAGTTTATGTTCCAGATGAAGTGGGTCGAAAGAGAATAAGAGTTCATTTAGACGGCGCTTAATCATTTCTGAAATGATGTAGTTTTGATCTATGCTCTCCGCCATGACCTACTCACCTTTATGTATTCCTTTCCACACTTCTTGCACTTCCAGATCTTGTTCATCGTTCCCCTAGACCGAGTTTGTCCATAATCCTGATCCTCTTTGAGTCTAAGCCTGCCCTTCTTTCCTTCCTTAGTACAGGCCGGACATCTTTGACTAGTCATAGAATCTTCCCCATGTCCCCCATAAACGGTATCAGATTATCTAGAGAATTAGAAACCATATAATTTTCTATTTTGGCAATCACGATATGAAGGACCTCATGAATGATAACTTCTTCAATTCCCCCTTCAACCTTGGAATATTCTGATTTTGGAATTTTCTCTAACACTATGATTGGAAAGGAACCGAAAACCGAGGCTATGTTATAAGTTTTCAGTCTCCCAGATCTTCCTTTTTGAAGTTTTGGAAAATCAGTTAATTCAATTTCGATTCCTTTTCTATACAACCTTCCCATTAATCGTCATACTCCTTGAACCCACATTTTCGACAGACAAGAAATGAAACAGCTGTTAGACTGCAACCGTCGCATATCCCAAATTCGTCCTTAGGTCCAGTCTGTTTCTTACAGACGTCACATGGATCACCAATTTCTTGATAACGATCCTTGCTTCCACATTTTGGGCAGGGCATTAAGCCACATACTCCAGTCTCTTTTTAACTTCTTGGTATTGAGTGAGAATATTTTCAGAACCATAAGAACCAAGATCAAGTTTTAGATCTAACCAGACCTCTACTTGAATCTGTCTTCCTATATTCGTCTGTGGGTATAGAAGGGGAACGTCGCCGACAAAGAGGTGCTTGAGAAGGGGAGAAAGGAGGGATGGATTAGGCGGCGTCCCCACTCTTCTATTGTTCATCTTTCTTTTCCTCCGTCAATGTATTGGCTACTTCCATCTCGGTGAATCCCTGTCTGAGCATGATCCTACGGAGTAACCATTTGCCCATATCAGTCATCGTCATTGTCCTCCACATTTTTCACATCTCGGTGTTCCCCATGGACTTCTTAGCATTGTTGGTTGTCCACATTTGAAACAAGGTTTCGGTCGTGGTACATGCCTATCCGGTCTAAATTCG